TCAAAGACGTCGAACCACAGCGACCACCCGGCCAATCACATGAAGCTCACCATCGACTGCGGTCTGTGGGCGCACGAAATGGTTGTCGCTGTGCAACTCGACAGTGCCATCGGGCAGGTGACGCAGGCGCTTGATCATACCGATTTCGCCATGGGTAACGGCCCAGATCCCGTCGTCCATGCGCGGGGTGTCTTGGGAGCGGTCGATCAGGATGATCTCTCCGCTGCGGATAGTCGGCTCCATGCTGTCCCCATCGCCGATCGCCCAGAAAAGGTGACGGGGTGCGGTAGTAGTGATCGAACGTAACCATTCTCGCGAGAAGGGGCGGCGCTCAACCTCGACTGGGCCATCGGCGAAAGTGCCGCCCATGCCATAGCGCAGGTCGATCTGCTCCAGCTCGACGGTGTCGCTCTCAGTCGTCCAGGCAGCCGACGAAGGCTTCTCCTGATTGAACGCCTGCCGCCTGTCGCTGTTACCGGGCTTAGGCCACCCGGGGAAATTCGGATACGCCGCATGCAGCTTTTCGAGCGTCCTTTGGCTCAGGCGATAATCTGTGATGCCCTTTGTCGGCTTTCGCAACGTCTCAGGGTCGACTTTCGCACGACGCGCCACCTCGGTGAGGGTCGCACCCGCGTAATCGACCAGCGCGTTAATGAGCGCGGCGTCTTTCCCTACACCTGACATGCCTAAGCGCTAACAAAATGCCGTCCGAACCCGTATCCGAATAAATCCGGTTTACAGTCCGAATAAGTTCGGATACGAATTCGGACATGGATCAGCAAACCATCGTTCAGGATATCGCACGGCGAGCCAAGGCTTCGCGCGTTTCCATCGCCGAGCTCTGCCGCCGAGCGGGCATCCACCAGGACACCTTCCACAATTGGAAGAAGACCGAACGGAACCCGAACCCGCCGGGTGCGAACCTGCATTCGATTGGGGCGCTCTATCGTGAACTCGACAAGATCGACGCTGACGATGCCAAGCGGCTTTCCGGCCGCGGCAAGGCGGTGGCGGCATGAGCGTGCTTGCACTGGCCGATGTCGGCTTCGCTGACCGCGGCGTGATCCGCCCGCTGATCCGCCGGATTGCGCTGAAGAGCGCGGTCGGCGAAGCGCGGGTATCAGTCGAGGCACTGCTGGACCTCTTGAACGAGCATCGCGAGCCGCTGCGCAGCGATGGGCCGTCCCTGACTGAGCAAGGCATCGGCCTGACCGCACGCGATCTGCAGTGCGCCATCAGCAGCGATGCGATCAGTGGCGGCGAACGCAACGCAATGCGCGAGGACGAGCTGCTGGAGGGCGTAAAGCTGGTCGCGCAGCTGCTCGATCGGATTGAGGTCGGCGTTCGGCATGGGCTGTTCTCCTGTGCAAGTGATGAGGAGGCTACCCGGCTCGAACGGGCCCCGCACCGTCTATGTGGGGACGCGAAATGAACGCTCGCCCGCTGCTGACCAGCTCGCAGGTGCTGGAGCTTTCACCCATCAACATCTCGATCCCCGAGCGGATCGGCTTTCTTCATGAGGACAAGGCTGCGGCACTTGGGCGCTTGATGGCAGTCGACGGCCAGCGCGATCCGATCAAGGTTACACGCAACCTGCCGAGCAAGACGGTCGAGGCGTGCGTCGCCGAAGGAAAGAAACCGTGGCGGCTCGTCACCGGCATGCACCGCCTGATGGGCGCTACCTATGAGGGAATCACGGTCTTCGCGATCGAGGTGAAGGGCAAGCCCGAAGACCTCGCCGATTTGGAGGCCTCGGAGAACCTGCACCGCCGTCCGCTGGGGCCAATCGAGCGGGCGAAGTTCACCGCTGCGCTGGTGACCGCTGCGCAGGAGCGGATCGCGCGCGCGCACGGCGATCTAGACCAGTATCAGCGCGGCGCGAAGGCGCGCTGGGACCGCGTCAGGCAGTTCGAAGAGACGGCTGAGGCGGCTCTCAGGGATGAGACCGAGGATGCTTGTGCAAAGATTGCACAAGCATACAGTTGGGAGGAATCGGTCGGCGAAGCGCTGGGCATGTCCCGGCGCACGATCCACAACGATCTGGCGCTTTTCCGCCTCGTGATCGAGCCGTTCCCCGATCTGGCCGAGCAGCTCGCCAAGCACCCAGTGGTGGGCGAGAACGGCGCGCAGCTGAAGGTGCTGACCCAGCTGAAGGACGAGGGCATCCGCCACAAGGTGATCGAGGCGCTGCTCGCCGATCCTGAGATCGGGGTCGAGGATGCCAAGATCGCGGCGGGGGCGGGCACCACCGTGCCGCTGGCGACGCCGGTGGCGCACCAGAAGCACTACAATGCGATCGAGGGCGCATGGTCGCGCCTTAGCCTCGACCAGAAGCGCCAGTTTGTCCCGAAGCTCGCTTCGATGCTGACGCCGGAGATGAAGCGGGCGCTGCGCGACCAGCTGATCGCCGAGGTCGGCCCACCCGCCGATCCGGGCGACTACGAAGAAGGTACGCTCGCTTGGAAGATGGCGAAGGGGTTGCCTCTGTGAGGGGTGAAATCTCCTCCGGCAGGCACTCGAAGCGCCACCCGCTCGACTGGTATGTCGACGAGTTCTGGTGCGCGGAGCAGCTCGCGCTCGCGCTGGACAACCTGTTCCTTGAAGAAGCCGAGGGGCTGGCAATCTGGGATCCATGCTGCGGCATGGGTAATACCCTGCTGGCGGCGCATGATCGCGGCTTCGTCACCTACGGATCGGACCTCGTTGAGAACGTCGCCTATGCCAACTTCGGCCAGGGCGCGCCGATGCTCTTCGAACCGCGCGACTTCCTTGAAACGGCCGCCGCGCCCGCGCCCTGCAGCATTATCTTCAACCCGCCCTACAGCTACGTGCCGGGTATCCTTGAGGCCTTCGTCCGCCATGCGCTGACACTCTCCTCGCGTCGGGTTTGCGCGCTGGTCCCTGGCAAATGGCTAGCGCCCGGCAAGGATGTGAAGAGCTGGAGCAAGCGCTCGAAGCTCTTCCGACACGATCACCCGCCGCAGGCCGTCCTGCACCTTTCTGAGCGCCCGTCGATGCCGCCTGGCGACCGAATTGCAGCGATGGGGAAGCGCGCCTTTCGCGGCGGCATGGTCGATTACTGCTGGATCGTCTGGGACGTGAAGCGCCCGACCGGGCCCGGCCAGACGCGCACGATCTGGCTGCCGCCGCTCCACCTCAATTCTGAAGTCCTATCGCTGGAGGCGGTGCTGTGAAGCCGCGCCTGCCCTCCGAAGAAGCGATCGCGCGCGAGATGAAGGAAACTGGTCTCGACCGGTTCCCGGCGATCCGACGCATCCAGCAGCGCGAGGCACTGCGCGAGCAGCTGCGCCGCCCGGAACGGAGGGCCGCCCGATGATCAGCCTCACCCCGCGTCAGCAGGACGCTCTGCGCTTCATCATCGGCTATCAGGAAAGCAAGGGCCGCTCGCCGTCCTATGCCGAGATCGCTGACGGCATCGGCCTGCCCGGCGATGCAGCCAAGGGCCAGATCAATCGGCTGCTCGGCTGCCTGCGCGAGCGCGGCGCGATCCGCCGCAGGTACTGCGCCGAGCGCTCGATTGAAGTGCTCCAGTACCTACCCATTCCGCGCGCGCCAAACGGCGAGCCGCTGCACCTGGTGCGCATCGGAGGGCCTTCGGCATGATGAGCCTCACCCCCCGCCAGCAAGATGCCCTGCGATTCATCATCGGATACGAGGAAGCGAACGGCGTGCCGCCGGCCTTCAAGGAGATCGCTGCCGCGCTGTCCTGCCGCAGCCTCTACGTCGCCTTCTGGTTGGTCAAGTCGCTGGAAGATCGCGGCGCTGTGATGCGCTCGGGTGCGCAGTGGCGGGGGATCATGGTGCTCAACCAGATCCCTATCCCGCGTGCGCCCGATGGCGAACCCCTGCATTTCATCCGCATCGGAGGGCAGGCCTGATGGCGATTTATCCGATCGAGGCAGCCGTTCTGAAGCTCTCCGATACCGGGCTGCCGCCGGCGCAGATCGCCTGCAGGCTCGGGATCAAGGCCAAGACCGTGCTCAACATCCGCGACCGCTTTTCGGTCAACATCAAGCAGGAGCGAAAGCTCGAATCCAAGCTCCGCAGCCAGAGCAAGCGGTTCGGCGATCTGGTGCGCGAAGCGGGAGGACACCACTGATGCCGCGTTTTACCAGCAAGGCCGAATACTACCGCCACCATCGCAAGGTGATGGAGCTCGCGCTCGAACTTCGCGTCACGCCCAAAGAGGCTGAGGCGCGGATGAAGGCTGTCGAGGTGCGCGAGCAACACCGCGCCAAGGTCGCCCGGCGCGGCCGCATGGTCTCGGCCCTGCCGCCGCTGAGCCTGCGGCCCGATGATCAGCAATCGAACGATTTCCGGCGCTGGGAAGCCAGCTGGATGGCGAGGGATTGAGCGATGGTCGCCTATTCTTTCGCCCCGCAGTTCGTCGCGCCGATCGAGGCGCGAACCAAGCTTCAGACGGTTCGCGGCCATCGTCCTCGGCACGCGCGCGTGGGCGAACCGATTCAGCTCTATACCGGCATGCGCACCAAGCAGTGCCGCAAGCTGATCGATCCCGACCCGACGTGCATCAGGGTTTGGGACATCCGGATTGCCGTCGATGCCGCCGAGCGCTGCCTCATCGGCGCCATTACGCTCGATGGCGCACTTCTCACGCGGGACGAGATGGAGGCCTTCGCCCAGAGCGATGGCTTCGTGGTGGATGACGATGCACCGGCTCTGCGCAGGATGGGTGAATTCTGGCTGAAAGCCCACGCGCGCCTCGGTCAGGAGTTTGTCTTCGACGGCGTCTGCATCCGGTGGGGGTGGCCGCATGGCTGATGTCTTCCTCACCCGGCATGCCATCCAGCGCTATCGCGAGCGGGTGGCCGATGTCCCCTTGGCTGACATCAGACGGGCGCTTGATTGCCGCGCGGTGCGAACCGCCATCTCCTTCGGCGCGCGCTACGTCCGCCTTGGCGGCGGGCAGCGTGTGCTGCTCGATGAAAACCGCGTCGTCACGATCTTGCCCAAGGAAATTCACGAGAACACCCTCGCACCAGATCGATATCGCCGGGGCCATCAAGGTGAGGACCATGCCCAAGGCTAAGGCACACCCAAACCAGCTGCCCTTCGACTTCGCCGCCCCGGCACCTGCCAAAGGCGTGGCTGAGCTCGCGGGCCTCAAGCGGCAGATCGCCGAGTTGGTCGGCCGCGTGCTCGCCAGCGATCCGCGCAGCCGCGAGGAGATAGCGGGCGCGATGAGCGCGGTGCTGAACGACACCGTCAGCAAGGCGATGCTTGATGCCTACGCCAGCGGTGCGCGGCCCGATCACGATGTGTCCGCAACGCGCCTGTTCGCGCTGCTGGTGGTGACGGACCGCGTCGATCTGCTCGATCCGATCATGCGCAAATGCGGGGCGGCACTGCTGCTCGGCGAGGAAGTGAAAACCGCGCGCATGGGCCACCTCCAGCAAATGATCCGCCAGGCGCAGGCCGAAATGCGGGCGCTGGGCGCTAATGCTCCGACAATTCGGGAAGGTAACGATTAATGGCCACGTGCGCCCAACACCTGATCCCGTTGGAAGACGACGCGTGGTTCACCGCCAGCGAATTGGAAGAGCTGGGCCTGCCCGGCTTGCCCGGTGACAAACGCTCGATCAACCGCCGTGCGCAGACCGAACGCTGGGCCACGCGGATCGGCCCCAATGACCGCCTGCTAGTGCGCAAGCGCGCCGGGCGCGGCGGCGGGGTGGAGTTCCATGCCAGCCTGCTACCCGGTGAGGCGCGGATCGAGCTGGCCCGCCGCGGCATCATCCGCACCCGGCCGCAAGAGGCTGGCAGCGGACAAGAGACAGCCTGGGCATGGTTCGACAAGCAGAGTCGCAAGGTGAAAGACGAAGCGCAGCGCCGCCTCGATATCGTCAATGCGATCGAGCTGCTGTGCGAAGCTGGATCGACCCGTACCGCCGCCGTGGCCGCCACCTCGGATGATTCCGGGGTTGGCCGATCGACGCTGTGGAACTGGATGCGGATGGTCGAAGGGATCGACCGGGCCGATTGGCTGGTTGCGCTCGCCCCGCGCCGTCAGGGCGGCGGGGCCGAAGCGGAAATCCATCCTGAGCTCTGGATCGCCTTTGTCAGCGATTACCTGCGCTCCTCCGCTCCGACGCTGACTAGCTGCTATTACCGCGTCGCGCGTATGGCCGAGCAGCGCGGTCTCTCAATGGCCTCTGAACGCACTTTCAGGCGGCGCGTGGAGCGCGAGTACCCCGCTGCAGTGCTGACGTTGAAGCGCGAGGGCGAGGAAGCCCTGCGCCGCTCGATTCCGGCCCAGCGCCGCAGCGTCGAGGAGCTACGCGCGCTCGAATGGGTGAACATCGACGGCCACAAGTTCGACGTCTTCGTGAAGGCCCCAGATGGCCGGGTGATCCGGCCGATCATGGTGGCGATTCAGGACATCTACAGCCGCAAGGTTGTGGCGTGGCGGTTGGGTGGCGAGGAAAGCGCGATCCAGACGCGGCTCACCTTCGCCGATCTGTTCCGCAACTTCGGCATCCCGGCCAATTGCGTTCTCGATAACGGCCGCGCCTTCGCATCGAAGTGGATCACCGGCGGCGCAAAGAGCCGCTTCCGGTTCAAGATCAGGCCCGAGGAGCCGACCGGCCTGCTGACCGGACTTGGCGTTCGAATCCACTGGGCACTGCCATATCGCGGTCAGTCCAAGCCGATCGAGCGGGCCTTCCGCGATCTGTGCGACAGCATCGCCAAGCACCCGGCCTGCGAGGGCGCCTATACCGGCAACAGCCCGATGGCGAAGCCCGAGAATTACGGAAGCCGCGCTGTGGAATGGGACCGGTTCGTCGCGCTGGTCGATGAAGAGATCGCAGCGCACAACGCCCGCACCGGGCGCCGCACCCAGATCGCCAACGGCCGCAGCTTCGATGATGTGTTCTTCGAGAGCTATGCCGCCAGCACTATCGGCAAAGCCACGCCCGAGCAGCTGCGTATGGCACTGCTCGCCGCCGATCAGAAGCTGGTGAACCGCCAGACCGGCGAGATCGAGCTTCATGGCAACCGTTACTGGCATCCGGAGCTGTCATCGCTGCGCGGGGACAAGGTGACGGTCCGGTTCGATCCGGACAACCTGCATTCCGAAGTCCACGTCTACGATCTGGAAGGCCGCTACATCACCGCGGCTGAGCTGATCGCGGACACAGGCTTTGCGGAAGCGGCCGGGGCCAAGGAAGCGGCCAAGCGGCTCGCCGGTTACAAAAAGCAGGTGAAGGCGACGGCCGAGGCTGCCGATCTGATTAGCGCCGATCAGCTCGCCGATCTGCAGGCGGGCATCACGCCCGCGCCGACGCCGCGCGCGGGTGCAATCCGCCCGGTTCGCCCGGCGGGCAATGCGGTCGGCCTGCCCCGCCCCACCACATCCGCTTCCACCGAGCCCACGCCGCTGAGCGCTCTCGAACGGATGCGCATCGGCCGCGCGAAGATCGCGGCTGCAAACACCTGATTTATTCAATTGGAGAGCAAGGGATCATGATCAACGTAAAGGACATCCCGGTCGACGTCGAAGAGATGCGGCTGTGGCTCAACGGCTATCGCGAGATGAGCAATCCGCCGATGCCGTGGAGCCAACTGGCGAAGGAATCGGGCATCCCGGCCGGTACGATAACCACGTTCGCACAGGGCACCTACGGCGCCAAGGACGGCGGCGGCAACGTCGCACGCAAGGTCTTCCAGTTCCGCCAGATGGTGGAGGCGCAATCGATGCGCCAGTCCAAACTGCCCACCAATCCCGGTTACTTCGACACCCGCACCAGCCAGCGCATGCTCTACCTGCTTGAGGTCGCACATTCCGGGCGCATCACGGTGATCGGCACCGGCCCGGGCACTGGCAAGACCATGACGGTCGATGAATATTCCGAGCGGGCCGGCACCGGACTGGTTTGGAAGGCGACGATGAAGCCTTCCAGCAACAGCCTGCTCTCCATGATCCAGGCGGTGCTGAAGGCGCTGGGCGTTGAACAGCGCCGCCTTTCGACCGCCGATGCCTCAGCCGTTGTCGTCCAGCGGGTGTCCGGTCGGCGCGGTCTGCTGGTTATCGATGAAGGCAACTGGCTCAGCCTGGAGGCGATCGAGGAGCTGCGCTTCTGGCACGATGTCACCGGCGTCGGCATCTGCATCCTAGGCAACGAGGAGCTGGTGCAGTCGATCAAAACCGGGCGGAAGCGCGACCAGCTGGCCCGCCTGCTTAGCCGCATCGCCAACATGCATGAACAGCGCACCCCGCTGCCTGAGGATGTGACTGCGTTCTGCGATGCGTGGGGGATCGAGCAGCCCGATATCCGGCGCTACCTCGAAAACATCGCGTTGACCCCCGACAGCGGGGGCCTGCGCGAGTGCAAGCAGCTTATCGAGGCGGCGACCATGCTGGCCGTGGCCGAGGATCGCGGCCTTTCGATCAGCGACTTGCGCGACGCCCAGAGCGAACGCGCAACCCGGTGGATCCGGGCATGATCCGCATCTTCGATCTCTACCGCCATGCCGCGCGCGAGCTTGATGCCGTGCGAGGTCCCGGCACCGCCCGGTCCGAAGCGATCGGCATGGTGGTCATCATGATCCTCGCCGCGATCGTCGCGGTTGGCATCGCCGCAATCACAGGAGACGCATGATGGCCCTTGCCGCTGTCAAGTCCGCGCCCGCGCAGTTCAATCCCACAGATCGCCGCCGCCGCTCGATGCTGGCGAAGATCCATGTCGCTAAGAAGCAGCTCGCGCTGGCTGAGGATGATTACCGGCAGATCATGCTGGAAGAAACCGGCCGCAGTAGCGCGGGCGATTGCACCGAGGCCGAACTGGAGCGCGCGCTGAAGCGGCTTGAGGCGCAGGGTTTCAAGCCGCTGCCAAAGAACCCGGCCAGTAACCCTGCAACCCGCCCGGCGCAGCATCCCATGGCGCGAAAGGCGCGGGCGCTGTGGATCTCGCTCCACCATCTCAATGCCGTGCAGAACGCGTCCGAACAGGCGCTGGAGGCATTCGCCAAGCGTCAGCTGAAGTGTGAGCGTCTGGTCTGGGCCAAGCAGTCCGACGCCTTCCGCCTGATCGAGGCGCTAAAGGCGATGGCCGTGCGCCATGGCTGGCCGCAGACCGACGAGGCCGGCAACAATCTGCCACCGCGCGCGCTGCACGAAGGGCTGTGCCGGGCGATCCTGTGGAAGCTGAAAGGCGCGGGCGAGATCCCTGCCGACTGGACGATCGATAACGCCGCCTTTCGGCTTTGCGGCATCGAAACCGGGTCCGAAGGGCCGATGGATGCGGAAGCCTACCAGCGCCTCGCCAAGGCGCTGGGCGACAAGCTGCGCGCAGCGGGGGGTGTGGCATGAGTGTAGACTGGCAACCCGGCGATTTGGCGCTGTGTATCAAGGCAGGGGGCTGGGAGTGTGAGGAAAGCGGCACGTTTTCGCTGGATGGTCCCCAGATTGGGAAAGCCTACCTAGTCGTAGACGTGGATTTCGGCGCGGCATTTGATGAACCCGAGGCTGAAGATTATCTCGTCTTCGGAGAATGGCCCGGCGAAGCATGGTTGCACCGCCGGTTCACCAAGATCAATCCGGACGAACCTGACGGCTTCGACCGCCAGATCATCGCGGCGATGACCGGCCAGCCCGAACAGGTGCCTGCATGAAGACCGGCACTCACAACCTCGGCAGCAATGCGTTCTCGCAGATGACGCTGGCCAAGCTCGATTCCGGCAAACTGGTCCTTCGCCAGAGTAAGCCGGCCGGGCTCCATGAGATCACCCTGTCCGGCGACCAGATCGCCCTCCTGAAGGACGTCCTCGCATGAACGACAAGCTGATCCGAGACACAATGTCCGACCTGCGCTCGCATCTTGCGGGGCTGCCGAACTGGTCGCCCGACGTCGCCAATCTAGTCGCACGGGCAGAGGACCATATCCTAGAGCACATCAGTGCGACAAAACCTGTCATGCTCAACGCACGCGGCGGCATTTTGCAGACCGTCCGTATGGAAGGCTACCGCGACGGCGTCCGCACCATCAACCAGGTCGCCTGCGATGATGCCCACGAGGAAGGCCGCATCAAAGGCTTGCAGGAGGCCAAGGCTGACCGTCAGTGGTGGGGCCGCTTCTGCTTCCTGTGCGGCGTCGCCGCATCGGTCATGATTTATAAGCTGGTGCTGTCATGAACGCGCGCGCCACCTTCGCGCGCCCCGCGCCGATGCTTTACTGGCCGGGCGAGACCAACCGCTGTCCCTGCTGCGGGGGGAAGGCATGGAACGTCGGCCGCGTTACGGCCGAGTGCGCCGCTTGCGAGGCACCGCTCCCGCTCGCCCAGGCACCGGGCACCGGTGATCCCGTCTGGGAGCCGAAGGAAGCCTAATGATCGTCGGCGATCTCACGCGCGAGCTGCGATCGATCCTCGGCCGGGAAGGATTCGTGAAGCTCGCGCAGAACTTCGGCGGCACCCGCCTCTACGTCCCCTATAAGCTCACCGACGACAGCGAGCTGGTCGAGACACTTGGCCGCGAAATCGCCGAGAAACTCAGCCGCGCGCTGGCACCTGCCACCATCCGAGTGCCTCTCGCCCGCCGCGATCGGGCGTTGTTCTACCGCGAGCGCGGGCTGTCCAATCGCCAGATCGCGCGCCGTCTTGGCATTGGCGAGACCGGTGTCGAAAAACTCTTCGCCAGGGAACCCGGCTTGTCAGAACGCCCCAATCGGGCGCATAGCAGCAAGCAGCTGGACCTCTTCTAGGCGCATCCGCCCGACACCGCGGGCATGCCGTTACAGCACTTCGCGGCCCATAGCTGATGCATGGCCGACACCCTCCTCACTGAAAGAACGCTGCTCGAAATCGCCGAGCATGAAGGCCTTGTGCTGGAAGCCTACCTCGACAGTGTCGGCGTGTGGACTTGGGGCTTTGGTGTCACCACTGCGAGCGGCCATGCGATCGGTCGCTATCTCAAGAACCGTTCAACCATCGAGCGCGCCGTCGAGGTCTACGAATGGCTGCTGCGCACCAAGTACCTGCCAGAGGTTGAACGCGCATTCCGGGGCCACAAGCTGACCGAGGCGCAGCTTGCCGCAGCGCTGAGCTTCCATTGGAACACCGGTGCCATCGGCAAGGCCGACTGGGTGAAGTCCTTCCTCGCCGGAAACCGCAACCGCGCCTGGTCCGAGTTCATGAACTACTCCCGCCCGCGTGAGGTCATCGCTCGCCGCAAGGCAGAACGCGCCTTGTTCTTCGATGGGCGGTGGAGCGGTGACGGTGTTGTCCTGATCTACGAGGAAGTCCGCCCGAATGGCACACCTCGCTGGTCGAGCGCGCGCCAGATCGACATTAAGGATGAGGTTCGCGCCGCGCTCGCCCGCAACGCGCCGGGTGCCGCGTGATCAGCTGGGCAGCCTTCAAATTGCTCGCCGCAGGCGGGCTTGAGGCCGTTCTTAAGGGCCTCTTAGCGGCGCTTAAGTGGGTGCTCAGCGATGTCCGCAATGCGCTGCTCGCCGCCTTCGTTCCGGCATTTCTCTGGGCGGCGATCATCGTCATTCCTGACTTGCGCGAAGATCTGGCCGAGACCGAGCAGCTGCTCAACGACACCCAGCTGGCGCACATCGGCACCATCACCAACTACATCGACGCCGGCAACGAGGCCCAGCGCCAAGCTGAGGCCAACGTTGCACGCGTCGAAGCCGAACAGGAGGCCATCACCGATGAAGTCACCCGTGATCTACGCAGCGATCTTGCTGCTGTCTCTGCCCGCTTTGACCGCTTGCGGGCGCGAAACGCCGCCGCAGGCGATCCCGGCCGTGCCAACCCAGCTGGTCTGCCCGAAGCCCGCGACGCCGCCGGCCGAGCTGCTGGTGCGCCCGGCAATCGTGACGTTTCTGCCGCCCGAGAGCTGACCGCTCAGCCGCTCTGCCCTTCACAGTTTATCTGCCTCACCATCGACCAGGCGCAGCGTGCCAGCGAAGACGCGCGCCGCCACGATGCCCTGATCGACTGGGCGCTCGGTCAATCCGCCGTCCGGTTCACTCCTGAAGGGAACCGGTGATGGATCTCGGAGAACGGTCGATCGAGCGGGCGGAGGAGTTTGAACGACTCCAACGCGACGCCGCGGTCCAGCGCATCCGCAACAACCTGGTCGGGTTGGGCGAGAAGTTCTGCCTCGGCTGCGGCGATGAGATCGAGGAGGCGCGCCGGATGGTGCTGCCTTCGGCCACGCGGTGCGTCGATTGCCAGACCAAGATCGAGCGCGGCCGGTGATAATGGGCGAGCCTTTGTCCTTCACCAAGTTCGCCGCCGTCTGGCTGCCGACGCTCGCGGTGGCGGTGGTGGTGCCTGATGTGGAAACCCCGTTGGGTGATCGCTTCCTTCTGGATCTGGCGGGCCTTCCGATCCCGGTGGTGACTTGCATCCTCGGCGCGGTCGGCATTGTTGCAGCGCGGCCCTTTACCGTCCGGACCGAGGCTGATCTGGGTTGGAAGCTGCGCCTGCTGGTCAGCTTCATCATGCTCGTCGTCGTCCAGCTCTGGATCATCGAAAGCCGCCCCGGGTGGCTGTTCGCTTTCGTCGTGGCGATCGGCCTCGGCTTTTCCGGTTTCTCCCTGCTCGAACTGTTTGGCGAGCAGGTGAAGGACTTCGTGCGCCGCGCATTCGCCGGGGCGACCAGCACTATCAGTGGACCAGTCAACATCGATCCCCAGCGAGATATCGCCGGTGGCCACGATGCGGCCCACCCAATCGAAGGACCAGACGGCCCATGAGCCCCGGCAATATCATCGAACTGCTGATCATCCTTGTGATCGTGATCGGCATTGGCGCAGCCGTCTGGCGCGGCGGCGCGCGCAACCCGGTCAGCACCGGCAGCATCGACAAGAAGCTGGCGACGGTCGGCAGCGAACTGGCATCGATCAAGGCGTCGATCGACGGCGAGCTGGTCGCAGTGAAGAACAAGTTCGGCGATATCGAAACCCGCGTCGGGAAGATCGAGAAGGCGGCTGCCACCGCCGACGATATCAAGCGGTTGGAGAAGGCGGTCGAGAAGGTCGCCAAGGTGCTCCCTGATATCGAGGCCCGCCAGCAGGCGCTGTCCGACAAGCTGGGGGAGCGCGCCGAAGCATCAGCCGCCGTAGCCGCCAAGGTTGATCACATCACCGCAACCTCACGCTGATCATGTCAGTCGTCGTGCCGAAGGGGATGGAGAGATGAGCCTTACGACCGATCTCAACGCGGCGATTGCACGCGACGCGCGCCTCGCCATTCTCAACGAGCTGGCCAAGCAGGTCGACGGGCGGCTCAATGATCAGGCCATGGCTCACGTCCTCGATGTGATCGGTGTGCGGCGGTCTCGTGACTGGGTGCGCACCCAGCTTCGCGCGCTGGCCGAGCTGGATGCGGTGCTCCTGATAGACGCGGGTGAGCTGCTGGTGGCCGAGCTGACCGCAACCGGGCGCGATCATGTCGAGCGGCGGATCATCATCGAGGGCGTCGCTCGCCCGAGGGACGCGTGATATGGCAAAGCGCAGCGGACGCGGAAAACTCTCATCGATCGAGCTCCTGCCTGAGGTGTGCGACGAGCATATCGCGTGGGCCAATGTCGAGCTGAACGAACGGCGCATGCCGCAAACCGAGATCCTGCGCGAGTTCAACGCGCGGATCGCGGACCATGGCTGCAAGCCGATCAGCAAGGGCGCCTTCAGCCGGTATTCGGTGAGGAAGGCGATCGAGCTGCGAAAGGCGCTCGCGAGCCAGCAGATCACCAACACGATCATCGGCCAGTTCAACCTCAACGATCGCAGCTCCACCACGATCGCCACGGTCGAGCTGCTGAAGAACCGCATCGTCGAGCTAGTGATGGGGGCCGAGGATCCCAAGCAGCTGGATATCGATTATGTGTCGAAGAGCCTCAACCGTCTCAGCACGATCGCCCGGCGCGAACAGCAGACACTTGCCGCCGAGCGCAAGGACGAGCGCGAGGAAATCCAACGGCGCGAGGCCGAGGAAAGCCGCAAGCGCGAGGATGCCGTTCGCACGGTCGAGAAGATCGCCACCGAAGCTGGCCTTGGTGCCGACCGCATCGAGGCGATCCGCAAGGGCGTCCTAGGGCTGGCGACGTGACGGCAATTGAGCCGAATGCCCCCGTTCTCGCGCGTGAAGTGGAACGCCTTCCGGCCGAGCTGACCCGCGGCGCGGAGATCCCGGCCGAGCTCGATCCGCTCGCTGATGGCATCCTCATGCGCCACCAGATCGAGTGGCTGGAGGACAAGAGCGATCTGAAGGTGTGCGAGAAGGGTCGCCGCACCGGTATCACCTTTGCCGAGGCGTTGGACGACACGCTGATCGCTGCTGCTGCGCGTTCGGCCGGCGGCGACAACGTGTTCTACATCGGCGACACCAAGGACAAGGGGCGCGAGTTCATCGGCTATGTCGCCCACTTCGCGCGCATCGTCGCAGGCGAACTGGCGCCCATCGAGGAGTTCCTCTTCAAGGATGAGCGCGAGGACGGCAGCAGTCGCGATATCTCGGCCTACCGGATCACCTTTGCCAGCGGTTACCGGGTCGAAGCGCTAAGCTCCCGGCCGGAGAACATCCGCGGCCTTCAGGGCATCGTCGTGATCGACGAAGCGGCGTTTCACAAGGATGTGAGAGCCGTCTTGGACGCGGTGAACGCGCTGCTGATCTGGGGCGGCAAGATCCGCGTGATCTCCACCCACAACGGCGTGCTCAACCCGTTCAATGAACTGATCCGCGAAGCGCGCGCCGGGAAGGTGCCCTTCAAGATCCACCATATCCCGTTCGGCGCGGCGGTCGCCAATGGTCTCTACCGGCGCGTCTGCCTGATGCGCGGGCTCACCTGGTCGGAAGAGGCCGAGCGCGAATGGGAGCAGCGCATTCGCGGCGCCTATGGCGCGCGCACATCGGCGATGAGCCAGGAGCTCGACGTCGTGCCCGCCGATGCCGAAGGCGCGGCGCTGGCGCGGGTTGTGATCGAGCAGGTCACCGACCGGTCCGTTGACGTGGTGCGGCTGCACCTGCCCGACAGCTTCAAGGCGGCGGACAAAGGCGCCCGCCAGCGCCAGATTGCCGATTGGTGCCGAATGCACCTGCGCCCGCTGCTCGACAGGCTGGACCCCAAGCGCCGCCATGATTTCGGGCATGACTTTGCCCGCAGCGGCGATGCGTCCGATCTGGTCATCCAGCAGCTGGGGCAAGATCTGGTCCGGCGCTGGCGGCTGGTGGTCGAGATGCGCAACGTGCCGTTTGAGGCGCAGCGCGATATCCTGTTCTATGTCTGCGATGCCGTGCCGCGTTTGGGGCACGGTGCGCTCGATGCGACCGGCAATGGTGCCTACCTCGCCGAAGTCGCGGCCCAGCGTTATGGCGAGCGGATCTCCGAGATCAAGCTCAGTCGCGAGTGGTACCGCGAGAACGGAACCCCTTACGTCGAGGCCTTTGGCGAGCGCAGCGTGCGGATCGCGGCCGACGAGGACGTGGTGCGCGATCACCAGGCGCTGGCCTATGATGGCGGCGTCGTGAAGGTGCCCGACGACATGCGCTACAAGGGCAGCGATGGTTTCGACCGTCACGGTGACACCGCGATCGCCGGCATGCTCGCCTGGTATGCATCCCGGCAGGGAGCGATCGAATACGGCTACGTCCCTGTCAGCCAGTCGCGCTCTTCATTCGATAATCCGGACGGCGATGATCCCGCGCTGGCCCGCGATCCGTTCCGCGCGCCGCTGGGCGTTCGCCTTCGTTCGGGAGATGCCTGGTGATCGGCAAGGCGCAATGCAGCACCTGTGTCTTCCTGCAGCCCAGCGACGCGCAGGCGCGGCCCCGCAGCGGCGGCCAGTGCCGGCGGCATGCCCCTGTCGTCTTCATCGGCGATGACAACCGCCCGCGCGCAGTCTGGCCGCTGGTCTGGGCCGACAGCTGGTGCGGCGATCACGCAACGCACCTTGAGGAGGCGACAGAACAATGAGCACCCTGGTGGACCAGTGGGGGCAACCCCTGAAGAAAGCGGTCCTCACCCGTGAGGTGGCGGGGCCGACGCTGGCCGGCGTGCGCCAGCCCATCTCCGGCTATCCGGCTGACGGGCTGACACCGATCCGGCTCGCGCGCCTGCTGCGCGATGCCGATCAAGGCGAACCGCTGTCCTATTTCGAGCTGGCCGAGCAGATTGAGGAGCGCGACCTTCACTATGTCGGCGTGCTGGGCACCCGCAAGCGGGCGGTCAGCCAGGTCGAGGTCAGCGTGGAGCCCGCCAGCGACAGCGCCGAGGATGTGCGCCGCGCCGACATGGTGCGCGACTGGCTCGGCCGGGACGAGCTGGCGGACGAGACATTCAACATCCTCGACGCGATCGGCAAGGGCGTGTCGTTCACCGAGATCATCTGGGAGGTGAGCGAAGGCCAGTACCGGCCTGCGCGGCTCGAATGGCGCGATCCCCGCTTCTTCCGCTTCGATCAGGATGGCGTGACGCCGCTGCTGCGCGGTGGGCCAGAGGGCAACGGCATCGACGAACGGCTGCCCGCCTTCAAGTTCATCCAGCTCGCCATCCGGGCGAAGTCCGGCCTGCCGGTGCGATCGGGCCTCGCCCGGCTCGCCAGCTGGGCGTGGATGTTCAAGGCCTATACCCAGCGCGACTGGGCGATCTTCACCCAGACCTATGGCCAGCCCGTCCGCATCGGCAAATACAGCTCAAGCGCGACCGAGGATGATAAGGCGACCCTGTACCGGGCCGTCGCCAACATCGCCGGCGACTGTGCGGCGATCGTGCCCGATGGCATGGAGATCGAGTTCGTCGAGTCGAAGAACGTCACCGCCGGATCGGACCTCTACGAAAAGCGGTCGGACTGGCTCGATCGCCAGATCTCGAAGGCGGTGCTGGGCCAGACCAATACCACTGATGCGCAGGCGGGCGGCCTCGGCTCGGGGCAGGCCAACGTCCACAACGACGTGCGCGAGGATATTGAGAAGGCCGATTGCAAGGCGCTGGCGGCCGCGCTCAACCGGGATCTGGTCCGCCCCTGGTGCGATCTCGAATTCGGCCCAAGCAAGACCTACCCGCGCATCGTCATCGCGCGGCCCGAACAGGAAGACCTTACGCTGCTGTCCGACAGCCTGGCCAAGCTCGTGCCCTTGGGCTTCCGTGTCAGCCAGGCGGAAGTGCGGGGCAAGTTCGGTCTCAGCGATCCAGAACTGGACGAGGACATCCTGCGTCCGGCCAGCGCTGCGCCGGCACCGATCGCGAGCAACCCGGGCGAGACCGCGATCGAAGCGCCCCAGCAGGCGCAGCGCCGCCCGGCCGCACCGGCCGCGCAGATCGCCGCCGCGATGGCAAGCCAAGCCGAGGCATCGGTGGCGGAGATGACAGCGACGATCGCGGTGATGCTGGAGAAGGCCAGCGATCTGGCCGAGCTGCGCGAGATGCTGGCCAATGCCTATGGCGAGATCGATGCCAGCGGCCTCGCTGCCGCACTGGCTGGCGGGCTGGCCGCAGCAACGGCTGCCGGGCGCAGCGATATCGCCGACGAAACGGCTGCCTGACATGCCCGCCGTACAAGGCCCAGAAACGGCCGCTGGAGCGCTTCATGGCCCACCGGTAGCCAAAATTCGATTGAGGGGCCTCTTATGGCCTCTTAAATCGCCGCTGAGGGGTATTCGGGAGCGAGCCTGTGTCTGACGATCCGGTGTCTGGCGTGTTCGGCCGCCCGTTCACAGAACAGGTGGCATTCTTCCGCCGTAAGCTCGGCAACCTCGTCCCGACCGAATTCTGGGATGACATGCTGCGCGAGGAGCATGATCGCGGCTTCATGGTGGCGGGCGCGGCCAAGGCCGATCTGCTGATGGATCTTGCCGCTGCGGTCGATAAGGCGATCGCCGAGGGCCGCGGTATCGAGGAGTTCCGCCGAGACTTCGACGCGATCGTGCGCCGGCATGGCTGGACCGGCTGGACCGGGCAGGGAACCGTCCAGGGCGAAGCGTGGCGGGTGAAGACGATCCTGCGCACCAATTCCTACACCTCGTACGCGGCCGGGCGGCTGGCGCAGCTGCGGGCCAGCAATTTCAAGTGGTGGATCTATCGCCACGGCGGCAGCCAGGAACCGCGGCCGCAGCATCTCGACTGGGACGGGCTGATGTTGCCGCCCGATCATCCCTTCTGGGACAAGTTCTATCCGCCTTCGGACTGGGGCTGCAGCTGCTACGTTGTCGGGGCCAATTCGAACGCCGCGGCCCGGCGCATGGGCGGCAAGCCCGATAAGAAGCTGCCAGATAGCTGGGACCGCATCGATCCCAAGACCGGCGCGCCTGAAGGGATCGGCCGCGGTTGGGATTATGCCCCTGGTGCGAGCGTGTCGGGCGAGGTCAGCGCAATCGCCGGGAAGATCCGGCTTTGGGACCGCATGGTCGGCAAGGCGTTCATGGCGGATTTGCCACCCGGGCGCGCCGATGTGCTGGCTGATGCCTATCGTTCGCTGCCATCGACCGCCGACGATGCGCGGCGCTTTGCCCAGCGGGTGGCCGAGGGCAGCGCCGACGGGGATGCGGAGCGGCGTCCGCTGACACCGCACCGGACACTTGGCCTGCTGCGATCGGACCAGGTGAGCCAGATCAACCGCCTGATCGATGATGATGTCGAGGGGTATGATTTCAGCATCGATGCTGAGGGCGCGGCAAATGCCTTCCGCCAGTATAGCGGTGATGCTGCCAAGCGCCGGCGCAGCCTGCGCGCGATCAGCCCTGCCGATTTTGCGCTGCTGCCGATGATCCTTTCCAAGCCGGATCTGGTGGAGCCGTCGGGCGCCACCGATGCGGGCGAGCCGTTGCTCAGGTTCATTAAGCGGATTGGCGGAGAGACCTTCATTGCCGAGATGGCCGTGCGCGGAGGGGCGCGCCAGACGCTGGCGCTCAACACGTTCTTCATCCGGGTTTCAGGGAGCGGATAAATGGCCTTCAACGTCCAGTTCAATGTCGGTGAGACCAGGGCGGCCCTGCAGCGCGCGATCGCGGGCATGGAGGACGCCACGCCGATGTATGATGACATCGCCGAATACATGGTCGATGCGACGCGCCAGCGCTTCATCCAGGGCGTGGGGCCGGACGGCAGGGCGTGGGCGCCGAAGAAGCAATCGACGCTCGATCGCTACCGCGCGCGCGGATACGGCGGGCAGTCGCTGACCAAGACCCTCTACCTGATCGGCCGGCTGCGGCGCGAGATCCAGCGCATCGTCAACCGCGACAGCGTGGTGATCGGCAGCTCGCTAATCTATTCGGGCGTGATGCAGTTCGGTGCCACCAAGGGCGCCTTCGGACGGGATGGCCGCGGCCGCCCGATCCCATGGGGCACGATCCCGGCGCGGCCTTGGCTGGGGATCTCGAAGGATGATGCCGAAGCGATCATTGAGATCGCCGACGAATATGCGGGCCAGCAGCTGGGCGAGGAAGGCTGACCAGTGCTGCAGCTGCATGCCAAAGTGCTGATGGATGTGAGGCCCGCCGGTTCGGCGGGCCTTTCCATATCGGGCGAAGTTTGGCAGGCAAAGCACATCGGGCACGAATCGCCGCCCCCGATTTCCCCCAAATGATCTGATGCCGCCCGCCGCCGCGGGCATGCCAGCGCCCTTTGCGTGCTGCCATTAAGGCTGGGTGACCAAGTCGATCGCCCTCGCCCTTTGCAACGCCTCCCAGCTGCCTGCCAGCATGCCCGAAGATGGGCGTGAATGGCTGCACCTTCTGCCTGGTGGTGGCCGCGTCGAGACTGTGGACGGTCGCGGCCCCTACACCGTGGAGGACTACGATGCGCTGACCGCAGCAAGCCTGACCGATGGCGAGCGACTGGTGTTGGACGAGTGCCACTCCACCGATCTTGCCGCCCCACTGGGCCAGCCTGCGCCGGCGCGCGGCTGGATCGTGGCGCTCGAAGCCCGTGAGGACGGGATCTGGGGACTGGTCGAATGGACCGGTACCGGACGCCAACTGCGCGAGGACAAGGCTTACCGCGGCATCAGCCCGGTGATCGCCCACACCAAGAACAAGCAGATCGTCGCCATCCGGCGCGCGAGCCTGGTCAATCAACCCAACCTGAAGGGGCTTGAGGCCCTGCATGCAGAGGAAAATGGCATGAACTTCATGAAAGCAATCGCCGCGGCGCTCGGCCTTGGCGAGGATGCGAGCGAGGAGGCGATCCTTGCCGCGGTCAAGAAGATGGGCGACGGCGGCGATAACGATGCGATGCAGAGCGCCATCAGCGCCGCGCTTGAGCCGATCGCCACCGCGCTGGCGCTGCAGGGCGAAGTGACGTGCGATGCGATTGTCAGCCAGATCGGCGCGCTGCGCGCCGATGGCGGCAACGAGAACGCCGCGATCACCGCGCTGCAGTCCGAGCTGGTTGCAACCACCAAGCAGCTCAACGCGCTGCAGGCCAATATCTCGCTTCAGGCGGCCCAGGCCTTCGTCGATGGCGCGATTGCCGAAGGGCGCGTGGGCGTGAAGCCGATGCGCGACCGGTACATCGCCATGCACCAAAAGGATCCGAAGGGCACTGAAGAGCTGATCGCCGCCATGCCGGCGGTCGCCAGCGAAGCCGTGTCGCTTCATGGCCGTCAGCCAGCCCGCACCACCACAGACCTGGACGAAGCCGACCGCGCAGTCATCGCGCTGATGGGCATCGATCCAGCCGCGTTCAAGAAAGCCCGCGCTGCTGAGCTCGGCATTGAAGAGGAGGCAGCCTGAGATGGCTCTTGCAACAGACCGTAACACCCCGATGCGCCAGCCCGGTATCCAGTCCGGCCTTGCTGCCGCTGCCCTGATCTATGCCGGGGCGCTCGTTATGCGCAACGCCGCCGGCTACATCACCAAGGGCGCCACTGCGACCGGTTCGGTCGGGGTCGGCCGCGCCGAAGAGCGCTGCGACAACGCCGCCGGCAGCGCCGGTGACCTGTCCGTCCAGTTTCGCCCGGGCACCTTCCTGTTCAAGAACTCGGCCAGCTCCGACGAAATCACGATCGCCCAGATCGGGGACGTCTGCTGGATCGTCGATGACGAGACCGTGGCCAAGACCAGCAACTCCGCAGCCCGATCGCCCGCCGGGTTCGTCGCCGATGTCGATGACCAGGGCGTCTGGGTGCGCTTCGATGAGGCCCTCACGCGGGTCTACGTCGAAGGCATCGCCAACCCCGTTTAACCCGATCGCATCGCCAGCAAGGAAACAGGCAAATGATCATCAACAGTGCAAACCTGGCCTCGCTTCGCACCGGCTATTCGGCGGCGATGCAGCGCGGCCAGCAGTCGGTTGCCAAGCCGCAATCGGCCCGCGTCGCCACCCGCGTCACCTCCAGCCAGAAGGAGCAGAAATACGGCTGGCTGGGCAAGATGCCCGACGTGCGCGAATGGGTGGGCGAACGCGTCGTCCAGAATATCGCCGAGCACGATTACACGATCAGGGAGAAGAAGTTCGAGCTGACCGTTGGCGTCGATCGCGACGACATCGAGACGGACAACCTTGGCCATTATGGCTTGCTGTTCGAACAGATCGGCGAGAGCACCGTCAGCAAGCCCGAGCGGCTGATCTGGGATCTGCTCAAGGCGGGCTTTGCCAACACCTGCTATGACGGGCAGAACTTCTTCGACACGGATCACCCGGTGCTCGACGAGGACGGTGCGCCCCAGTCGGTGGCCAACACCGATGGCGGATCCGGCACCCCGTGGTTCCTGCTCGACGTCAGCCGCGTGATCAAGCCGATCCTGCTGCAAGTGCGCCGCGATTTCGGTCAGCTGGTGTCGAAGGACAAGCCGACCGACGACAATGTCTTCGACCGCAACGAGTACGTCTACGGCGTCGATGCCCGGATGAACGTCGGTTACGGCTTCTGGCAGCAGGCCTGGGGATCCAAGCAGACGCTTAACGCCGCCAACTATGCCGCCGCGCGCGCTGCGCTGATGGAAATGAAGGGTGATTATGGCCGCCCGCTCGGCATCATGCCGAACCTGCTGGTGGTGCCGCCCTCGCTCGAAAGCGCCGGCCTGAAGCTGCTCAACAGCGAGCTCGCCTCGGGCGGGGAGACCAATGAGTGGAAGGGCACTGCCGAGCTGCTCGTGGTGCCCTGGCTCGCCTGACAATCACGAAGAAGAAAGGAAGAACCTATGAAACTCCTAGTGTTCGCTGGAGCCATGCTCCTCGCCGCAATCTCAATGGCCTTCGGTGCTCCAGAGCTTGCGGTACTCGGACCCGCGTTGATCATCGCATCCATGGCGGCGATCAGCCTCGGCACTCTGCGCTTCGCTGATCGAACCCCGCGTTCCATCTTTGAGACGCGCCGGGCGGGCCTCGCCTGATCACCCGCATCGTGAGGCCCGCCGGCATGGCTGGCGGGCCTCCCTGACTTTCCCGAGGATTTCATCATGGCCAGCAAGCCCCGTAAGCCCCGCACTACGAAGCCCGCGCCCGCCGCTGCCGCGCCCGCCGCTGCCGCACCCGTCGCTGCCGCACCCGTCGCCGCGGCGCCGGTTGCCACAGCACCGGTTGCCGCGCCCGAAGTCGCTGCACCTGCAGCGGAGCCGAAGGGCGACGTGGCCATCGTGGTCAAGGGGCCGAAGGCTGGCTTCCGCCGCGCCGGCCTGCAATTCGGCAGCACGCCGCGCACGCTGAGCCCGGCGGATATCGGCGCCGATATCGAAGGCGCACGCCGCCTGCTCGCCATCGTTCGTGAACCGCGGCTCGATGTCCGGCTTCAGATGCTGGATGGCACGGCGCGCCCGTTCACGGCCGAAGAGATCGAGGCGCTCGACAATGTCGTCGCCGGCATCCCCCAGTCTCAGCTGGCCGAAGTCCACATTGCCACCATCGCGCAGCTGACCGGCGAAGACTAAGCCATGTCCTACGCCACCCTCCAGCAGATGATCGACAAGCACGGCGAGACAATGCTCGTCGAGCTTACCGATCGCGCTGCGCCGCCCACCGGCGAGATCGAGGAGGGTGTGGTTCTGCAGGAACTGGCGAACACCGATGCCATGATCGATGGCTACCTGGCCGCCCGTTACAAGCTGCCGCTGGCCGAAGTGCCGGCGCTGCTGGCACCGCTTGCGATCGCCATCACGATCTACAAGCTGCACGTCTATTCCGCGCCGGAGAAGATCGAGGCCGATTACAAGGCGGCGATCGCGGATCTCGACCGGATCGCGCGCGGCATCATCCGGCTGCCCGGCGCTGCCGGCGTTGAACCGGCAAGCTCGGGCGCATCGGGTGTCCGCACCAATGATCGCGCCCGGCCCTTCACTGAAGACAATCTGAAGGGGTTCATCTGATGAACCATGCCGCAGAGGTCTCCGCCCGTATCGAAGGCACGGTGCCCGCGCTGAGCGGCCGGATCGAAAGCGCCACGGCGCTGGCGCGGCTGACCGATGCCGGCAAGGCACCCGAGCGCACGCCGGCGGCCTTCGTGCTGTTCGGTGACGTGGTGGGCGGCGCAGCCGATTACGGCACAGGCTTCTTCACCCAGCACTACAGCGAGACGGTGTCCGTCGTCCTGTTCGAACGGTCGGGCGATGATCGCCGCGGCGACAAGGCCGGCGAGAAGCTGACCCCGCTGGTGACCGATGTGCTGGAGGCCGTGCTGGGCTGGAGCCCCGGCGGCGAGATCGGTGGCGTCTTCACGCTCGGCCGCGCGGGCTTCGTCGGCTTCGTCGGCCATGCCTCGGTCTACGAGATCAACTTCCAACTTAACGAACGTCTGAGGATCAACTCATGAGCAAAAACCAGAAGCCCGCCCGGCCGCGCGAAGGTGGCAGCCACATCCGGCAGCCGAACGGATCGCTGAAGCGCACCGAATTCACCAAGCCCAGCAACGGCCCCGATATCGGTGACCAGCTGACGGCGCCCGGCGCTGAGCCGATCACCCCGGAACCCTCGCCCGCCCCCGCGTCGGCCAAGCAGGAGAAGTAAGCCATGGCCATGAACTGGAAAAAGAAGGCGATCCTTGCCAAGATTGAAAGCGTCTACGGGACCGATCCGACCCCGACTGGCTCTGCCAACGCGATCCAGGCGACCAACGTCACGCTTAACCCGATGGAAGGCGAAGACCTTTCGCGCAATCTGGAGCGACCGTATTTCGGCGGCCAGGAGATGATCGTGGTGGGCGTCTATGCGACGCTGACCTTCGACGTCGAGATGGTCGGTTCGGGCGAACTGGGCGTTGCCCCGGGCTGGGGCGTGCTGCACCGCATGTGCGCCATGGCCGAGACGATCACGGTCGATACCTCGGTCGAGTATGATCCGATCAGCAGCTCGCTTGAATCGGGCACGATCTACATCAACATCGACGGCACCCTGCACAAGCTGCTGGGTGTACGCGGAACCTTTGTCGGCACCATGAACGCCCAAGGCATCCCGGTGTGGCGCTACACCTTCACCGGCCTGTTCGTGCAGCCGACGTCAACGGCACTGCCGACCGTCGATCTGACCGCCTTCCAGACGCCGCAGGCGGTGACCAAGGCGAACACGCCGACCTTCACCATCGGCGGTACCGCAATGCGAATGCGCAGCTTCGAGCTGACCCGCGGCGCGCAGGTCGAGCGCCGGTTCATGGTCAACTATGAAGGCATTGAGATCGTCGACGCGGTCGAAAGCGTGAGCTGTCAGGTCGAGGCGGTCGCGCTGGCTACCTACAACCCCTACACCGCGCCGGCCGGCGCGCCGGTGGCGATCCAGCTGATCCACGGCACCACGGCGGCGACGCGGGTGAAGATCGATATCGACCGGGCCAAGCAGCGCCGGCCCGGATACGCCAATCAGCAGAACATCATCGAATGGCCGCTGACCTTCGATCCGCTGCCCGATGAGGGCGACGACGGCTTCAAGATCACACTTTCCTAATCCGGGCCGGGTTCGCCGCAGGGCGGCCCGCCCCCAATTTTGACGGAGTAAATGCGATGGGTTTCAAGGTTGCAGCTGAGGGCGCCGAGCGCCAGTTCACGGCGCGGGTCACCGCCCACGTTCCGGTCGATGGTGGCACCAAGGAAGAACGTTTCAAGGCGCGTTACCGGGTGCTCAACACCGACCAGCTTGAAGAGTTCAACCTCGGCACCACCGAAGGCACCACCGACTTCCTCCGCAAGGTGATCGTGGAGATGTTCGAGCTGGTCGACGAGAGCAACAACCCGATCGCCTACAATGACGACGTCCGCGACCAGGTGATCATCGATCCCCCGGCGCGCACGGCTCTGATCCGCGGCTACTTCGACAACATCAGCAAGGGCCGGAAGGGAAACTAGAGGCGGCGGCCCGGCACTGGGCTGGCGCGCGCCAGCCCGCCGGGGATGATGATTTTGCCGCCGATCTGAAGTTCTGGGGCGCGTCTGAGGAGATCCTGACCGCCTGTCAGGAGGCAGTTGAGGAAGACTTCATCGTATGGCCGGAAAACTGGGACATCGTTGTAGCCTTCCTGGCTGTCGCCACTCAATGGAACGCCGTCTGCATGGCGACCATGTCGAGCGTGCGGCTGCACTGGCTGGGGCTGAACTACGCCGCAATCCGCGCCCGCTTTCCCGATATCACCGAGACGACATGGACCGGCCTGCAGGCCATGGAGGTCGCCGCGCGGGCGGAGCTGAATTCGGTCCACGGCTGAGGGCACCCTCGTGACGCTTCGCACCGGCCTTGTCATCACCGGCGATTCTCGCGGCGCGGTCGATGCGCTGGAGAATGCTGACCGGGCCATGTCCGCTGCGCAGGACGAGGCGGCGGCAATGGCCGCTGCCTACCAGCGCGCCGATGCATCGATCGGGAAGCTGGCGAAGATCCAGGCCGAGGCAACGGCCGAGATCAACGAGTCGAAGGCGGCCCTCAACGCCGGGCAGATCAGCCTCGAACAATACAACCGCGAGATCTTGGAGACCAAGACCGCGCTGAGCCTTGTCGAGGCGGAGCATCGCAACAACGTCACCGCGATCAAGCAGACGACCGCCGCCTATAACGAGGCAGTCCAGCGGGGGATGCGGCCGGTCAATGATAACTTGGCCGAGATCGGCGCCGCGGCGGCCGCAGCGTCCGGATCATTGAGCGGCATCAATACGGGCGCGGCTCAGTCTGCCGCAGGCCTCGAAGATATGGCCGGGTCCAGCAAGCTGTCGGCCAGCGAACTGCTCAATCTCACATTTCAGGTGCAGGATCTGGGCGTGCAATTGGCGTCCGGGGGCAATCCGCTGATCGCGCTGGTGCAGCAGGGTTCCCAGATCTACGGGGTCATGGGACAGGCGGGCCTCGGTGTCAGGGGCTTTGCGCGCGAGATCGCGATCGCGACTGGCATCATCCGGGTGTCGGGCAATGCCAGTCTGGATGCCGCAGCCCGCGCGGCCGCCGCCAACCAGGCAGCGATCGCGGCAGCGCTGGCCCGCGCCGAAGCTGATGGCATTGCAGCCCGGGCGGAGGTTGCCCTTGCCAGGGCCGCGCTGGAGAACGCCGCCACTGCCTCGCAAAGCGCCGCTGCGCAGGCCCGCTTGGCGCTTGCAACGGCGGCAGCCGCAACAGCGTCGGCCGAGGCCACGGCGGCATCCACTGCATTGGCAACCGCCCAAGCCGAGGCAGCGGCCGCATCCTCAGCCGCGGGCGCTGCCCAGACCACCAGCCTAGGCCGGTTGGGGCTTGTTGGCCTCGTCGCCGCTGCCGCGCTGGGTGCGGTCGCGATCGGCGTGGGTCTGCTGACCGGCGAGGTGAACAAGAACACCGAAGTCACTGTCAGCTGGCAGAATGTGCTGCTGGGTGCCTATGACGTGATCAGCGCAGCGGTGCAGAGCCAGCTGACGGCAGCCTTCGAAGCGATGGGTGTGGATGTCGGCGCGGTCTGGGACTGGATCGTCGAAAAGAGCAAGCAGGCGGCAAACTTCATCATCGGCGCGGTGGTGGTGGTGCCCCGGACCATCGCTGCGACCTATGGCATGATCGGCCCTGCGATCGGCGATGCCTTCTACAGCGGCGTCAACCTTGCGATCGATGCTCTCAACGCGCTCCTCGATGCCGCGGCCGCCCCGCTCAACAGCCTGACCAGCGCCTTCAATACTGTGTTCGGCACCGACATTCCGGCCGTGGTGCTGGGCGGCATCGAGCGGCTGAATAATCCCTATGCAGGCGCGATGAGCAAGCTGGGCACCGCCGGGGCCAAGGCCGTCAGTTCCAGCTTCTCCCAGGACTATGTCGGCGAGTTCGGAGCAGCAATCACGGCGGCGGCCGAGAAGAGGCAGCTGCAGGAGAATGCCGAGAAGGCCGGTGAGAAGGTCGGCAAAACGATTGGGCGTACCGCCGCGAAGGAAACCGCTGATAGCTTTGCCGAGGCCTTCGCTGACATCAGCGCAGTCGTCGACCAGATGGAGGCCTTCGACAAGCTCAACGAGAAGCTGCGCGACCGGCTCGCGCTAGCCGAGCGTGAGCTGGATCTGTCGGGACTGACCGAGACTGCGCGCGAGGCCTTGCTGCTTCAGCTGGAGGAGGAAGAGCGGCTGCGCGGTGTGGCCGAAGTTCGCGGGCAGCTCGCCGTGGCGCAGGCCGAGGCCGAAGCGAACGGCCTGACCGAACTGGCCGCCGCATATGGCCGCCTGCTCACCGTTCTCGACGAGGTCAATGCCGCGGAAGCAGGTGCATCGTCGCGCGACGAAGCCTTGCGCGCAAGCGAGGAAGCAACCCAGGCGATGCTCGACAATCTCGATGCAATCGCCGATCGCGCCGCGAACATCGGCGATATCTTCGCCAATGCCTTCGGGGGCATCGGGAGCGTGATCGGTGATGCGCTGGCCCAGCTGACCGATTACAACGCCGCACAGGCCGACCTGGCCGATCAGGTAAGGCGCGGCGCGCGCACCCAGCTATCGGCCGAAAACGAGCTGGCCTCGCTGCGGGCCCGAAACACCGCGTCGATGATCGGCGGGTTCAAGTCGCTCTTCAAGGAGCATTCGGCCGGCTACAAGATCATGGGCGCGATCGAGAAAGCGCACGCCGCCCTGCAGCTGTTCAACACGATCCAGGCGATCACTTCCGACACCCAGCAGACCGCCAGCGCGGTAGCCAACAGCGCGACCCGCGCCACGGCCGATGGTGCGTCCGGCGCGGCGAAGATCTTCAGCCAGCTGGGCGCATGGGGCTTCCCCGTCGTCGCCGCGATGGTGGCGCTGCTGGCCAGCCTTGGCGTGAAGGGCTTGTCCGGCGGCGGCGGATCAGCGCCCGTGCCCGCCAGCGCCGAGGACACGCAGGCCGCGATCGGCACCGGCACAGTGCTGGGCGACAACTCGGCGCAGTCCGAAAGCATCACCCGCGCGCTCGACATCATGGCCGAGAACAGCAACCGCGATCTCGAATTCTCGAATGAGGCGGTGCAGTACCTGCGCGCGATCGAGCAGGGCATCGGCGGGCTGACCGCGGCGGTAGCGCGTCAGATCAACGTCGCCGGCGGCAGCTTCGACACTTCGTCCTTCAACCTTGGCCAGTCCGGCAGCTCGGGTTTCCTCGGCCTGTTCGGATCCAGCACCACTCGCACCGTTTACGATCAGGGGCTGGAGACCTTCCAGGCTACGGTGGGCGATCTGCTGATGCGCGGCGTCGATGCGCAGGTCTACACCATCGTCGAGCAGGTGAAGAAGAAGAGCGGCTTCCTCGGCATCGGCGGCGGGACCAAGACCAGCTACCAGACCACCACCGGCGGCGCGCCTGAGGAAATCCTGCGCCAGTTCGACCTGATCATCGAGGACGTCACCGATGGCGTGATCGCATTCGGGCAGCAGTTGGGCCTCGATATTGAGCAATACCTCGCCGGCATCGTCATCCCGGGCGCCAAGCTGTCCTTCCTCGGCATGTCGGGCGAGGAGATCGAAAGCGCGCTGATCGCCTATTTCGGCAGCGTTGCAGATGCGATCACGCAAGGTGCTTTCACGGCTGCGGGCTTCAACATCGCCGAATTCCAGAAGGCGGGCGAAGGCCTGTTCGAAACGCTGGCCCGGCTGACGCGCAGCATGAGCACGGTCTCCACCTCGCTGCGGTCGATCAACATGGCCGATCCCTTTGCAGGGCTTGATCTCAATGAACGCGCTGCCGGCAGCGAAGCGCTGGTCGGCCAATTCGGCGATCTGGACGCCTTTCAGGATGCTGTAAGTGCCTTCTCAGACGCCTTCCTCAGCGAAGCCGAACGGATGCAGCCAGTCATCGAGGCGGTGGCGGCGGAGATGGCGCGGCTCGGCTATGCCAGCGTCGACACCAACGACGAGTTCAAGGCGCTGGTCCAGGGCCTCGATCTCAGCACCTCGGCCGGGCAGGAACTGTTCGCCCAGCTGCTGGCGGTTGCTCCGGCCTTTGCCAAGGTCAACGAGTACCTCGAAGAATTGAACGGCACCGCCGCGTCCGCGCCGACCGCCGCCAATATCGCCGCGATCGCCAAGGAGCGGCGCGCGATCGAGATCGAGCTGATGGAGGCGCTGGGCGATGCAGAGGGCGCGCTGGCGGCAAAGCGGGCCGATCAGCTGGCCGCGCTCGATGCGACCAACCGCGCGATCAAGCAGCAGGTGTTCGATGCCCAGGACGCTGCCACCGCGCAGCGCGAGCTGGCAGCGGCCGAAGCGGCCGCGGCGCGCGAAGCCGAAGCGCTCGGCCGTACCAAGCGCAGTCTGGAACTGCAGATCCTCGCCCTGATCGATCCGACGGCCGCGCTGGCCGCGCGCCGCGCCGATGAGCTTGAAGCCCTGCCGGAAAGCGTGCGCTGGATGCAGGAGCGGATCAACCAGCTGGAGGACGAACAGGCCGCCGCTGCAGCTGCTGCCAGCGCCGCGGCAGAGCTCGCAGAACAACAGCGCGCCGCTGCCGAGGAAGCCGCTGCGCAAGCCCGCGCGATCGCCGATGAGCGCGCCGGTTTGGAGACCCGCCTGCTGCAGCTGCAAGGCGATACGGTCGAACTACGCCGCCGCGAACTGGAACGGCTAAACCCTCTCAACCGCGATCTGCAGGAACGGATCAACCAGCTCGAAGATGAGCAGACCGCTGCTGCTGCCGCCGCCAGCGCTGCTGCCGAGCTGGCCGAACAGCAGCGTGCCGCCGCCGAGGAAGCCGCATCGCAGGCCCGCGCGATCGCCGAAGAGCGCATCGGGCTGGAGAACCAGCTGCTGGAGCTGCTCGGGGATACCGCCGAATTGCGCCGGCGCGAGATGGAGCTGATCAACCCGCTCAACCGCGATCTGCAGGAGCGGATCAACCAGCTTCGGGACGAGCAGGCCGCGGCCGCTGCCGCCGCCAGCGCCGCCGCCGAGCTGGCCGAACAGCAGCGTGCCGCCGCCGAGGAAGCTGCTGCACAGGCCCGCGCGATTGCCGACGAGCGAGCGGGTCTTGAGCTTCGCCTCCTGCAATTGCAGGGCGACACGGTCGAGCTGCGCCGGCGCGAGATGGAGCAGGTCAACCCGCTCAACCGCGATCTGCAGGAGCGGATCAACCAGCTTCAGGACGAACAAGCGGCCACCGTGGCTGCCACTGCCGCCGCCGCCGCATTGGCGGAAGAGCAGCGCCGGACGGCCGAGGCAGCGGCGGCGCAGGCCCGCGCAATCGCCGATGAGCGCGCCGGTCTGGAGACGCGCCTGCTGCAGCTGCAGGGCGACACGGCCGAGCTGCGCCGGCGCGAACTGGAACGGCTCAATCCTCTCAACCGTGATCTGCAGGAGCGGATCAACCAGCTGCAGGATGAGCAAGCGGCCGCAGCTGCTGCCGCCGCTGCCGCTTCTGAGCTAGCCGCCCAGCAGCGCGCGGCTGAGCAGGAGCTCGCGGCGCAGCGCCGCCAGGCGGCCGAGGAAGCCGCTGCGCAGGCCCGCGCGATCGCTGATGAGCGTGCCGGTCTGGAGACGCGCCTGCTGCAGCTGCAGGGCAACACGGCCGAACTACGCCGGCGCGAACTCGATCAGCTCAACGCGGTCAACCGCGAGGTGCAGGAGCGGATCTACCAGCTTGAGGACGAGCAGGCCGCAGCCGCGGCCGCAGCCGCCGCTGCCGCAGAGCTGGCCCGGGCCCAGGAGGAGCAGGCCGCCGCAGCCGAGGCGCTGCGCAAGTCCGGCGTGGATCTGGAGATCCGCTATCTGGAGCTGCTGGGCGACACCGCGGCCGCGACCGCGCTGCGCCGGCAGGAAGAGCGCGCCGCCACTGATGCGAGCTTGGAGGGCTGGCTCGACCTGATTTACGGGCTGGAGGACGCTCAGGTCGCCCAGCAGGCCTATGAAGACGCCGTCACCTCGCACAGCAATGCTGTGGCAGCGGCGCGTGATACGCTGTCAGAAGCCTATGAGCGCGAGGCGCGCACCATCACCGAGACCAAGGAACGCTTCAGCGAGCTTGGCCAGGAGCTGCGCGACTATCGTGATGAGCTGACTGGCGCGGCGCTGGCCGGAGCAGCATCCTACCGCGCGGCGCAGGTCCAGTTCATGACCACGGCGGCGCTGGCCCGGACCGGCGACATGGCCGGGTTGGGTGGCCTCCGCGATGCATCATCGGCCTTCCTTGAAGCCAGCCGGTCGCGCGCTACCAGCCTGCAGGAATACCAACGCGATCTGGCCGCCGTGACGCGCGCAGTGAGCGAGGGCATCACCGCGACCGAAGAGGCGGTCGACTATGCCGAGCTGCAGCTTGAGGCGCTGGACCGTTCCGTCGAAGGCCTGATCGATATCAACGAAAGCGTGATCTCGGTCGAGGAAGCAATCGCCCGGCTTGAGCAGCTGATCAGCGATGGTCCCGAGAGCGGTACCGCGCCGAGCATTCCATCGGCGAACCAGCCGTCCGCGCCTGCCGGCAACGCGCCGCTCGACCGCAATATCGAGAACCTGCTGGCCGAGTTCGTCGCCATGCGTCGCGAGCAGCGCGAGAGCGGTGAGCGGGGCACTCGGTCGCTCGAATTCCTGCAGCGCCTGTTCGAACGCTTCGAGGATCCGGACGGGCTGCGCGTCGTGCAGGTGGAACCGGCATGAAGATCTTCCGCAGCATCGATATCGACGAGACCGTCTTCACCGCCACGAACGCGGTGGAGACCGTCGCCCTGTGGAACTCGGGCACCACCTATGCGGTCGATGCCGAGGCGCGATCCGATACGACGCACCGGATCTATCGCAGCCTGCAGGCGAGCAACACCAACCACGATCCCGAGACGGACGTCGATCCTGAAAGCGGCCTTGGTGAGTGGTGGCAGGATGTCGGGCCGACCAACGCCTGGGCGATGTTCGATCCGGTCAACCTGACCCAGACTTCCGTGGCCGATGGTATCGCGGTGACGCTGGAGCCGACCAGCCTGGTCAACGCGATCGCGCTGTTCAATCTCGAAGCCTCCAGCGTCACGGTGATGATCACCGATGACGACGCCGGCGAAGTCTACAACGAGACCTTCGATCTGATCAGCACCGGCAACGTCGGCGATGATTTCTATGCCTGGTGCTTCGAGCCGATCATCCGCAAGACCGATCTGCATATCGAGAACCTGCCCGCATATCTCGGCGCGCAGATCGACATCGCGATCGACAACCCGGGCGGCATGGCGCGCTGCGGCAATTGCGTGGCGGGTGCCCAGCGCCAGCTTGGCGATACCACCTGGGGCTTCGAAACCGGCAACATCACCTACAGTCGCCGGATCGAGGACGAATTCGGCAACATCAAGCTGGTGAGGCGCCCGAGCCGCCGCCGCGCCAATTTTCAGGTGCGCGTGCGCAACCCACTGCGCGACGAGGTGTCGCGCCTGCTCGATCTCTTCGAATCCGAACCGGTGGTGTTCATCGGCACCGGGCAGTTCTCGGCCACCATCATTTACGGCTTCTACACCCGCTACGACCTGCGCGGCGAGAATGCCGCCGAAAGCACCCTCAACATCCCAATCGAAGGTTTCGTCTGATGAGCTTCCCCACGCTCCCCGCTGCGCCTGATGCCCCGTCGCGGGGCCAGACCAGCTCCGTCTTCAACACACGGATGCAGGCCATGATGGCCTACATCGAAGGCTTTCCTGATGAGTGGAATGCGGTGGCCGAGGCGGCCGACGAAGAGGTCGCCGCCGCGATGGAAGCCGTGCAGGCTGCCGCCAGCGCCGCCTTCAGCGCGACCAGCACCACGTCGCTGGCGATCGGCAGCGGCACCAAGAGCTTCAGCGCCACGCCCGGCGCGGCCTTCATCGGCGGCATGGAAGTGCTGATGAGCAGCGATGCGGCGCCGGTCACCAACAACATGACCGGCACGGTCACCAGCTACGATGCTGAGACCGGCGCTATGGTTGTCGCGGTGCCGGCCGCCAGCTTCAACGGCAGCGGCACCTATGCCGACTGGTCGATTGCGCTCTCGGTTGGACAGGCGGCTCTGGCGGTCGCTGTCAACGCTGCGATAGCCAGCCTCCTCGACGGTGCCCCTGGCGCGCTCGATACGCTCAACGAGCTCGCAGCTGCGCTGGGCGATGATGCGAACTTCGCCGCCACGGTTACCGCAGCGCTGGCCCTGAAGGCGAACGCGGCCGATCTTGGCGCGGCTGCCGCACTGAACCTTGCCAACCAGGCGCAGGCCGAGGCGGGCAGCGCCACCAACGTGCTGATGACGCCCGAGCGCGTGGCGCAGGCCATCGCGGCGCTTGGCGCGGGCGGGTGGACGCAGATCGGCAGCACGGTCAACACCACCAGCGGGACCAGCGTAACCTTCAGCAGCATCCCCGACGGTTACGTCGACCTGTTGTTTGAGATCAACGGAGTCTCGCCCTCGGGCACCACTTCCAATTTTCAGATCGAGTTCTCTGATAATGGGACAGACTACACCTCACCGCTTAATATCAGCACCGGGTCGACGGCGGCCGACACGCACCACGGCCAGATCTACATACCGAGATATCGGTCATCGAGGTTTGGCGCCCTTATCGGTTTAGGGAACCTGACATCGACGCGCCAAGCGCAAGGCACGACTAACCTGGCAGTCAGACTGGCTGGGCCCCTCACCCACGTGCGCTTCTCACTCAACGCCAACAACTTCGACGCCGGGTCCATAAGCCTGTTCGGGAGGAGGTCATGAGCCGCATGGAAATCGTGATGAACTGCGCCACCGGCGAGATCGAAGAAGTCGAGCTCGCCCCGCTCACGCTCGAAGAACGCCGTGTGCAGCTGGCTAATGCCGTGCGCACCCGCCGCTGGCAGGTCGAGATCGGCGGCCTTGTCGCCGCCGGCGCGCCGATCCGGACCGATGAGGGTTCGCAAGCGAAGATCAGCGGCGCCGTTGCCCTGTTTGACAATGACCCGACGCTCACGGCGATCGATTGGGAAGCGCAGCCCGGGATCTGGGTCACGCTCGACGAAGAGACGATGCGCGCGATCGGCGTCGCCGTGGGGCGGCATGTGCAAGCCTGCTTTTCGCATGCGCGTAGTCTGATCGAAGCGATCACCGCCGCCGCCGATCAGGCAGCGCTCGATGCGATCGATGTCGAAGCGGGCTGGCCGTGATCCCTAAGCCATCTGAACCGCGCACCACGAAGGAGACCATCCCATGCCCCGTCGCAAGCAACCCACCGCTGCCGCCCCGGCCAACACCGAAGAAGCCATGCTAATGATCGCCGAATACGTCGCGATCGACCGCGATATCGCGCTCGAACGGCTGTCGGCCGCCTCGGCGATCGACAAGATCGAGGCCAAGCGCGACGTCCGCCTCGCCGAGCTGGAGGCACGGGCCAAGCCGATCTTCGCCGGGCTCAAGGCTTGGTGGGAAGCCGGCGGTAAGGACGAGCTGGCGAAGGGCAAGCGCTCGGCGGAGCTGGCCGGTGCGAAGATCGGTATCCGCCTTACGCCGTGGAAGGTGAAGCTGCAGCGCGGGGTGAAGGCTGATGCCGTGGTGACCTGGCTGAAGGGCGTAAGCTGGGACCGGGCAAAGGACTTCCTGCGCACCAAGACCGAGCTCGACAAGCCAGCCGTCATCAAGGCCGTGCAGGCAGACGAGGAGATCGGCGATCGCTTCGCCGCGCACCTCTACATCGAGCAGAAGGACGAATTCTTCATCGACACCGGCCTCGACGAGGACGAGCTGCGGAAGGCGATCGCATGATCATCGGAACGTTCCGGATTGGGGAGGATATCGCGATCGCTCTGGATGTCTTGAGCGGCGATATCGGAGTGGTGAGCGAGATCAGCGCCTTTATGATCCGCAGCAAAGACCAGACCCGGTTCCGCCCTGATCAGAATTTCACTCCGCTTGCCATGACCGTGGCTCCCCGCGCAGCTGAGGGCGAAATTCCGGAGGGCTGGAACCTTATCCTGGCCTCGACTGCGACAGAGGGGCTCAAAGAAGGCGTCTATGGCGTTGACGCGAAGATCGTGGCCACTGACGACATTGTGGACATCACTGACACCACCGCGCTGATCCGCTTCACAAAGGCGGCTGTAGCATGAGCGCGCTGCTGCTGCGCTGGCGCGGGCCCCAAGGTGTGCTCGACGGGATCGAGCGCGCCGGAATGGAGCAACTTGCGGGCTTCCTTGTGCCAGCTGCCATCGGGCCACAGGGTCCGGTTGGGCCGACTGGGCCGCGGGGGGAAAAGGGAGACACCGGCGACACTGGGCCAGTCGGGCCCAAAGGCGACACAGGTGACACGGGACCAGTGGGGCCGCAGGGCGAGCAAGGCATCCAGGGCATCCAAGGGCCGCAGGGTAATCAGGGTCCGCAAGGCATTCAGGGGCCAGCAGGGGACGATGGTCCGGCCGTTGTGGTAGTGAACATCACTGCTGATCTGCCTGGGTCGCCTGCTGCTAACACCATCTATCTGGTTAGGGCCTGACCGTGACCGCGCGGATATTCGACTTCTCGGAAATCGATCTGACGGGCGGGCTTAGCTACGAGGGCGAGGCCATCGCATCCGTGCACTACAACGGCGAGCGGTTGTGGCCGTTCGGGCCGGATCTGCTTTACCTGGGCGGCGTAATCGGTGCGAGTTATCTGCCGGACGCCGGGGTCGTTTACGGAGCAACTGGTCTCGCATCCTTTGGGGACGGTCTGGCCGCGGTGCTGGATCAGAAGGCCGGTGTGCCTGTTCTCGGTCCGGAGTTGGTCGCGAATGGTGCCTTTGGAAGTGATACTGGTTGGACCAAGGGGGCAGGCTGGGCAATCGGTGGCGGGCAAGCGAGCATCACATCGGCGGCGAGCAACTCCGACCTGTCTCAGAATATCGGAGCGGTCACTGGCAGGTTCTATCGCGTAACCTTTGATTACATAGCCAGCGCGGCATTTAACATCTGGCTCGGAAGTTCCGGCGGCTCCTTTGTCACTTCAGCAGGAACTGGCACTGTCTCGCGGATCATGATGGCGGCTGCCGGCAGCGACATCCGGTTTCGTGCGGGGACGGGTGTTTCCCTCACGATTGATAACGTCACCGTCCGCGAAGTCCCAGGCATCCCTGCACTCCAGACCTCGACTTCTCCCCGCCCACTGCTGGGTCGGGCGCCGAAGGCTGGGCGAAGAAATTTGCTCACGCGGACGGAGGAGTTCGCTGATGCGGTTTGGGCAAAAGCAAATGCGACAATTGCCTCGAAGGTGGCAGTCACACCTCAAGGCGCGGATGCTGATAAACTTGTGGAGGCGACCGACAGCAATCTTCAGCACTCCCTTAGCCTAGCGAGCTTCTTTGGCTTGACGGGCCCCAACACCTTTTCAATTGACCTTAAGGCTGCCGGTAGGAACTGGGCAGTTCTCAACATGACCACTGTTGTTGGCGTGCTCTCCACATCCGAAGTTCGCGCATGGTTTAACCTGCAAACCGGCGAGGTCGGCACCTTTCTTATCCCGACAGGTGGATCCGCCAGCGCCGCCATCCTGCCACTTGGTGACGGGTGGTATCGCTGCTCCATAACGATCAATTACGCTGTCTTAGCTAACCGCAGGCCGATTGTCCTGACAGCCACCGGAGACGGCAGCGCCCAGCATAATGGTGACGGCACTTCCGGCATCCTGATCTCAAGTGCTCAACTTGAGGCGAACTCTACCGCCACCCCTTACCAGCGCGTCGGTTCAGCAGTGGACATCACCGAGGCTGACGTCCCGTCGTATCCTTTCATCCGGCCCGATCTCGCCGATGACCGGCTCGATACCGCCCTTCCGCTGGCCGTGACGGGCGACGTTGTGGTTGCCGGTCGCAATGGCTCGATCATCACCCCGCAAGCCTACGCTGCGGGGGCGAATTTCCAACTTGGCCCGCAGACCTACACCGGGGGCACCCCCGGCATCCTGCGTGCAATCGGCGACATCGTGGGCTGGTCGATTTTCAACAAGACGTTGAGCGCGGTCGAGCGCGAGAGGCTGATGCGCTTCTATAAGCGGCGCGGCGCGAAGGGGCTTTTGGTGCCGGGATCGGGACCGGAGCTGGTTACAAATGGCGGGTTTGATAGTGGTCTGACAGGGTGGACGGTCGGCAGCGGCTCGCTGTCATGGAGTGCTGGTGCCGCGACTATTGCCGGCGCCAACAATCCCGACCCGTTTTTCAATGGCGCTGCTTTCGCTGTCGTAACGGGTCGAGCTTACATCATCTCAGCCAATATTGTCTCAGCAGGCGGAACGCCCTCCAATGTGAATTATATTCGTCTGGCGCCGGGGGCAGGCGGGTTTAGCCTTGCTGATGGCATAGTGGCTTCGTCTGGCTTGACTGGAGCTTTCTCCGCAATCGTCGTCGCGCCAGCAGGATGGAACGGCTCGGCAAGAGTGGTTGTACAGCGTGGCGGGAACCCGGTCCCCCCCACTACCACACTCACTGTCGACAACATTTCAGTCCGCGAACTTCGCCCAGAGGAGGAATGGTAATGCACAGCGCCGTGCTTATCCTCCCGCTAGAGCTCAAAGCCGCTGGCGATATGATCGGCGCAGCGATGGGCTGGGGCGGAGTATCTTACAGCATCCCTGTCACCCCTGAAGGCGGCACCAGTCCAACCCATGTTGGTCTGCGCGCAGATGTGCAGCCGACCTTCCTTGATCTGATCGTCGCGGCCAAGGCAGGGCATTATCCACCGGGCTTGCCCGAGAGCGTGATTGCCCCCGTCATTGCCGCGCTGATCGCAGACTTCCGCCCTGACCCAGCGCAGTCTGAAAAGCCGATGCTGTGGGGCGCCGAACACCTCGACGCAGTGTGCGCCGAGCATGGCCTGACATGGAGTGCGGCGTGATTTCCGGGCGCGGGTTCCTCGTCGGCCTGACCCAGTGGTTCAACGCCACCTTCCGCGGCGATCCCGATGAGCCTTTCAGCAGCCGCACCGCGCGCAATGCCGCCAAGGGTAAGCGCGGATGGATCGTGGCCGAGGCGGTGATCAACCTTGGCTTCGCGATCGTGACGGGAGAACGGGATCATTGCCGCAATTCGCTGGTGGGGGATGATCCCGCCGGCACCACGAACACCGCCTCCTAAACGGGGGTGGCCGGGCTGCGCTAACAGCCCGAACCGCGAGAGGGTCGCTTCTCGCACCTGGGGCCGTCATGACCGGCCCGTCGGCTCCCCCGGCCGCAAGCGACGGAGCCTGCTTAAGGTGCTACCCATGAAAGAAGAATTGACTGCCGTTCGCCCGACCCAGCCAGTCGCCCCTTGGCTGGGCGGCAAGCGTATCCTCGCAAGGCGGATCGGCGAACGCATCGCCGCCACCCCGCACACCCGTTATGTCGAGCCCTTCGTGGGCATGGGCGGGGTGTTCTTCCGTCGATCGGCAAAGCCTGGACTGGAAGTGATCAACGATGTGAATCGTGACGTGGTGACGCTATTCCGCATCTTGCAGCGGCATTACCAGCAGCTGCTCGATGTGATGAAGTTCCAGCTCTACAGCCGGGCAGACTTCGACAGGCTGCGCGCCACGCCGGCCGAGCAGCTGACCGACCTCGAACGGGCGGCCCGCTTCCTCTACCTGCAGAAGACCGGTTTTGGTGGGATGGGGCGCACGTTCGGCATCGACTTCGCTCGGCCGCGCTGGAGCCTCAGCAAGTTGGAGCCGATGCTGGAAGCGGTACACGAGCGGCTTGAGGATGTGCTGATCGAGTGCCTCGACTTCGGCACCTGCATCGAGCGCTATGACAGCCGGCCGGGGACGCTGTTCTATTGCGATCCACCTTACTGGGGCCACACCGATGACTATGGGAAGGACATCTTCTCAGAGGCCGATTTCCAGCGTCTGAGATGCCTCTTAGGCGGGCTTCAGGGGCGCTTTATATTGTCGATCAACGACCGCCCTGAAGTGCGCGAGCTGTTCGCCGGGTTCGAAATGGAGGAGGTTACCCTCAACTATCAGGTGAGCGGGAAGTCGACTCCGGCACTGGAGCTGATAATCTCGGGGCCTTGA